CGACAATTTTCTGCGCCCTAGGATACTTTATAAAAGTTGACGGGTCCCGAAGGCCGGACCAAATATACCCTTTGGCAATTTCTGGGGGTACCCAGAAAAAGTTTTTATTAACAACTGAACACCAAGGAAGTTCAATTTCACTTCCAGAGAGCCATCGAAGTATAGGATACAACATTCGGGGATCTACGGAATCTAGGTCTCCTCGACGAAGGGCCTTAATGTTTAACAACATGGCAATTCCTAGGAATTCATGGAATGCATTATATTTAATAGAGCGTTTTCAACCAAAATTTCCTTCCAAGAAACTTGATTTAAGAATTTATAGGCTTCAGCAATTTCATGGATAGCAGCCTGTTTTGTATCTAACGACGCGCTGCTCTTCATGATGACGTTATATAGATCTTTCAAGAACTGGTCGTTGTCTATGTGTGCATCAAGGTATGTCTGTCGAGCGTTATTAAAGTCACTAAGTGCAAGGTATCTAAAGGTGTCTAGGGCAACGGTACTCTCCTGAACAATTTTATCTAGAGTTATGCCCGTCCTAAGTTCCTCTAACTTGTTAACAGATTTCCTGATATCTGAGCCATTGATTTCTGTTAATTTCTTAAGAGCCTCTAGTTCATATGGAATCTTTTCTTGCTCACATATATATTGAAGGCGCTTTACAATGGCATCCTGAGGAATGTTATTAAACTCAATCATTTGACATCTAGACTGAAGGGGATCGATAATACGATTCAGATAATTAGCCGTCAGTATGAACCTACAATTACTACTATATGTTTCCATGAGGTTTCTTAGGGAAGTTTGAGCATCAGGAGTCAAGTGGTCACTTTCGTCCAGGAAGATTATCTTTATGTTACCTGACGTGCTTTTGGTCGATGCAAAGACCTTAACTTTATCCCGGATTGTGTCGATACCTCTTTCATCCGAGGCGTTTAGAGTAATATGATCTGCTCCTAACATCCTGATGATTATTTTTGCTAGGGTAGTCTTTCCTGTTCCTGGCGGACCATAAAAAAGTAAATGAGGCAATCCTTCGTTAATGGAAATTTTATTCTGAGAAAAACCCACGACATCTTCGATTTTACTTGGTCTATATTTTTCAACTAGAAGCATAAGGATGCCTCACTCTTTGTCGCCTGCCGGCGATACAAGCCACCGAATAATGCTACCGTCTTCGAAAGTCTGCGTAAACAACAATGGATAGTCAACATCAAATGCGATGTTAACGGAGCCCTCTAATACATTTATTACCTTCAGGAAGGTTTCGCCGAAATCTGATGCAACGTCCCGGTACTCAACCTGAGCTTTATTTACGATCTTGTCAAAACCTTCTTCACCTGCAGTTATATGAAGTCGGCCATTTTTGACAGCAACGTTGACGCTTTTAGATTTTAATTTTTCGGCATCCTTTTTGGCAGCCATCAAGGTCGTTGCTTCAATATTGAAACCGCCATCGTGTGCAAGTTTGGGCATGTTTTCCAGGCGGCAAACCAAGAATTCTTCCAAAGGCATCGGTAGTTGAATATCCTTGGAGGTTGACGACACCACCAACTGGTTGTCAGCAGATACACTAAGATCGACGTCTCCAGGAATGTCTTTCAAAATGTTAATGAATAAAGCAACATCCTTGATGGAGGCGTTCATAGGAGCAAGGCCAACAAAATTCTTAGCTGACAACAATCCACTGATGGCACCGGTCTTGTCAGCTGTCATTACGGTCACTGACAATCCATTGCTATCAAACTTCAGGGCGCAGTCAAATATTTCGCCATTTATTGTTACTTTTCTCAGAAAATTACTAAGTTTTTTTGCATCAATTTTCATAAAGGTTCTCCAAAAATGTTTTAAGAATTTAATTCTAGTCTATAAACGTATTCTTAGTATATAAAGATTTTGGTCCGATTATTTTTCAAATGAAAACAGCCCACCAGACGGTCTTGATTTCTTGGTAACCGGCCTTGGTATTATATTAGAACACTCTTTAAAATCGAATAGGTTTGATTCTACCTTGAATTTTTTACCGGTAGTAATATCAATGTTAATTGCATTAAAGATGCGTCGAAGCGGAGGCATTAATTGCTTTTCAATATACCAGGTAACATCGATACGTGCCCCGTGTTCTCGGATATATTCCGGAGTGTCGACATAACCTGAGATACTGTTACCAGATGCACCAGGTAATACAAAATATGGCACCCTGTCTCCCAAGCCATATGGTGTCTCACCTCGAGCTTCCATTTGGCGACATACTTCTACATGTGGCATTTTAACAGAATATTGATCAAATCCCTTGGATATCTGTTTAGATAGAATTAATTTTTCTGCTAATTCCCAATTGGTATTTACATTTTGTAACATTTGGACACTTCTAATAACATTCATAGAATATTGGCGAGCTTCCTCTACTTTTCCTTCCTTTAGGATGAGGTCTAAGACTACTTCCATGGTTTCGCCTACAAGCGGACACCAATCCCTACGACGGAGTTCTATACCACGGACTTTCATTTTGTCCTTGAACCCATCCTTGGAAGGTTCAAAGATCCACATGCAATAACGTTTTTTCTGAAAGAGTAATGCGCGTTTTGCGAACGCCTCAAAGTCAATTTCCATTGGAGGGGGTAATAAACCTAGCATAGCGGAGTGAATAATATTTGATGCTCTAAGTCCGCCTTCGGGTGTATCCTCTTTAAAGAGCTTCAAAAATATGGAATCGGTATCTCCGCCAATAACCTTACAGGGCAACATGGATTCCGCGGTCTTTTGCGTCAACTTTATGGTTTCCCGGCCAATTGACGTCACACTATTAGCTATTCTAGGATCGAAAAACCTAGAAGATTGTGCACCAGTAAAGCCATAAATAGAGTTCAATAAAATCTTGGTAGCATACTGAGCAGCGTCATAAAAGTCTTTATCAGAAGAATTTTCTGCTTCTTTCATTAGACGTTTAAATTCTACTCGTTTATTATATAAACGTGTTAATATTCTTGGAATTATACCTTCATAGATTGAGTGGTCTATGTAATGAACATTATTAGGCGGCGTTAGTACCTTCCAGGAAGGTGGCACAGGATCTTCATTGATTATGGTCGAAACACATAAATTATATGCCCGCATACAAGAAGGATACAGAGATTTAAAGTCCATGATGATGAGATTTTCGTGTAAACCTTTTTCTGGCTCAAATACATATGCGCCATGTACAGTAATATCTTCAGGATCTTCTGAATCCTCTTGGTCAATTGATTCGTCTTTAACGTCTTTCTTTCGGATCGGAAACATTCGACCCTCTTTAACAAATTCGTGAAGTAATAAAGACTCTATTCTAACCTGTTGTCCAGAATTTAAAACATCATGAAGAAGACACCCGCATTCCTTTGCAATTGCAATGTACTTATCCAGGATCTTTAAATCAACGGCCATTGATAAGACTAAATCAGAATCACGCCTCGAATATTCAATGAAACGAGATAAATCCTTTGGATCTTCGCTGAGCCATAGACGTCGCATTTCAGATGCCTTTACATCTAATTTATCTTCCTTGAGGAGGGTAGATGCTACGGTACCTAGCTTATAATTTGCTAGGCTATAATTTTGCTTAACCAAATCCAAAAGATCGGCTACAATCCTGCCAGTTATTCTGACTTCATGCTTAGATCCAAAACTCCTAATCTGTGCAGATGATCCATCGCGACCCATGGCATCAGAAATACCGTTTAGTCGGAGTCGATCTTCTAGATACGGAAAATCAAAGGAATTTATATTGTAGCCCATTAGGACGTCTGGATCATACAGGTGGATTGTATTTAGAAAGGCTATTAACAAATCCTTTTCATTTGAATAATAATGAATTGAATAATTGTCAGAATCAAAGTTGGTGCCAGGTTTTGCGACCAAAACAATTGTTTTCTGGCGACCTTCATACAGGTTCATGGCAACAGATATCAGGATTATTTGATCTCTTGTAGAGATCGGAGCACCCTTTTCTGGAACCAAGACTTCGATATCCCAGGAAAAATATCTCAATGGGGCATTTCCAGGAACCTCCGGCAAATGCACAAAATGTCCATCTTCTGTTTCCTGGTGCCAACCCATTCCGAATAAATTTTCATCGGCAAGAAATCTGGAAGACGCGAACAAGATATCGGCGTCATATATACCATCAATGTCTGAACGAGTTAATAAAGCATCACGAATTTTTGGAACGTCTCCTGGACGTTTCGTGTAAACCTTTAAAACGGGCGATCTATCTGTTTGATAGCCCATTGGAAGGAATTTAAAATCATCCAGAATTTCTTCGACTTCCTCAAATCCTTTTAGGCGGGTTACAACTTCATTGTATGCATAGTCTTTGGGCCTGACATACATATAAGGCTTAAACCAGGAAATATCCTTGACTATAGAATTTCCAAAAGAATCTCTACCATAAATCGTGATTACTGGCTTTCCGGAAACATTTCTATAGGTAGTCGAAACCAATTGAAATTGAGTCAATTCTTACATTTCCAACATTGAATATTTTGCATTCGCATAATTATCGTTCCGCGCATTTAACACATATCATCAAATTTAAATAATGCCGCTGCCCCAATCAATATTACTATAATCGTTATCATCTTGCAAACATCGCTCATAAAATATTCCTTCTGGACCACATTTTCCAGTCTTACGTTCGTCGCGACAATCAAACGAATCTCCGGCCCAATCTTGATATGGTCCTGTAACCAGATCCTCTTTATCTATCAAATAACGAAGTCTGTTGCAATAGTGACCCGAAGGTGGAATACCTGTATGAAAATTTATAACCAAACCTAAAAAATAATGTTTACAGTCTTTACAAAATACGGTCATTTTGATCCCGTTCTGATATGAAGTCGATCACTATAATTGCACCCTAATCGCATTGCAACTTTCCAGGTATTTTTACCAGAAACAACTAATTTTGTAGCAGTTTCCCCGGCTGGCATCACCCAGAGACGAGACGGATCATATTGACTGTATAAGAGAACGTCCTTCAGTTCTGATTCCTGCCACATCCAGGACAGATTGCCCAAAACAACCTTAAAGAAAACATTATTTCGACCATTTTTTGAAATATCATTCCAAGTCTTAAAGAATTCTATACGATCCTTTGCAGTCTTAAAACAATCCTTCTTGGGAGACACCACTACTAAGTTAAATTTGGAATACAAATCAAAACAATCTTGGATTGTACCGTTTGTTTCGACGTCATACTGCATACCAGGCAAGCCTTCGATAATGGCTTTCATGGCATCTGGTTGCAAGAAAGGCTCTCCTCCTGTGAAAACAATTCTCTTGGTGTTTGGATA